AGGCATAGGTTGCACATAATATTGTTTTGAATCTAAAGGGTATAATAACGAGATGAATCTTCCGACACTTATAAAACACCTTTACGGAACCGTCGCTTTTACAGGGCTCCACAGTTTTGAGTTCGTTGATCGGAACAGGACCACGATAACCGAAATATTCTTTATGATGCCTCCGAAGTCGAAGTCTACTTCAGAGGGCACAAGATCCTCGACCAGCCCGACACTTTCAGGGAACTATAATAACGATGCTGGTAATTCCACGAAGCAGGTTAATCTTTCAGGCAGTCTTTATTTCCCGATAATTGGGAGCCCTGATAACCCGATTGCTCCGGACCCCTCTCAGTTAGAGAACACCATCGACGGCATGAACGAGTTCTTTAAGATGCGATGGATGCTCGTCAGGTACCGAGATTACACGATGACGAGAAAGGCCAGGATGACGGTACCCACAGATGTCATGAGCTTCAGCCCCGAAATCGACGTGTTGTACTCAAAGGTCGCGGGTAAAGTCAGTCGGAAAATCGGGGCGTTGTATGATGAGATACAATTGATTTACCATGATTATGATATGGACGACCATTTCTATTGCAGAGTGGACAACTTTACGGGGAGCCAATCAGACGATAAACTTTTTGCACTCAATTACACGATATCCCTTGAATTGACAGAGCCGGACAACAGGCAGGCGGGGAGTCAGGTCTCTGCTGTCAGGGCCCCCGTGAACCAGGAGATCGATTCCATAAATAGCAATTTACAGAATATTGACTTTTCGGAGTCTTTCACGGCGGTTCAGACCGATATACAGTATAATTCTGATTTCATATCAGAGGCGGTGTCCGTTGAAGACACGATTGAGTATATAAACACCGAGAATGAGAACATTCAGGCGGGTAAAGAGACTCCCTCTACAAATTTGCCCTTATATGCAACGGATATATTGGCCTCTGTCGCTACATTGCAGTCACTCTTCACCTCGACATTCTTATCGGCTGCACAGCAGGCACTATATGCCACGGGGGATCTTACCCTTGATGATGTCCTGAGTGCCGACATGGTGTCATTCTATAATACTCTCCAAAAGGTCGAGATCCAGACGAAACTTATTGTGGGAATTTTGGCATCAATAGTCCAGCAGGATGAGGTCCGGTATTATTCAGATGCCGATGATTACAAACTAACCACGGACCAATTCGACACGGGGGACGAGAGTAAGGTCGCAAGCGACATTACTTTCTACTATTATACCGTCATGGACGGGGACACTTCAAGGCTCGTTGCACAGAGGGAGCTCGGGGACAGTGAATTATTTGTAAGCATACTGAAATTGAATAACATCCTTGATAATGATTTTATCGAGGGCACACTGGTAGGGACAAAAATTAAGATACCTCTGCAATTCGGCACCATAACGAGGAGCGACGACAATTTAGTTTATGAGTCAGATCAGACGGACATTGAAAAGTTCTTGTACGGGACCGACATTGCAACAGGAATAAATAATGAACTATTAGTATCGTCAACGGGCGACGTGCTTGAGACGGTGGGTGTAGATAATGCATTCGATAACATTGAAACCAGAATTGAAAACAACAAGGGGTCCCTGAATGTTTTTTCTCCTGATTGGGGAACCATTGCAATTGATGAGAGCAATGCACCCCTGCTGGTCAAGATCAATAGATATTTGACAGACTTGGTGAATCAAATACAATCAGATCCCAGGGTGGAATCTGTAAAAATGGATATGAGCAAGCTGGAATGGGACGGCGAAAAACTTTCAACGTCATCAAAGGTTTATTTTATTGGGACTGAAGAAACTCGTGAGGTTAATATATAATGTCAACGATTCTCGACGTATATACCGCAGATCAACTCAAGGACATGTACAGGCTGCAAATCATTGCCGATGCCGTGGGGATAACGGATTTCAATGAAGGCTCAAAGATTAAGTCGATTGTTGATGCCAATTCGAGTATAATTTCCACTATTTCCATGGACCATAAAGAGGCCATTTATCGGGCTATTCCGGTTGCATTGTATCAAGGGTTCGGGTTTACGAAAACGGATGCTCTGTCAGCGACAGGATACATGAGGCCCTACCGGAAACCGGCGTTATGGGTGAAATACACGGGAGCGGGGACAGCAGCCGAAATAACATCTACGAGTCTATTGATTGCAGCAGCCGTGACGGGAGCCCCTACGGATGCATTCTCTTTTGATTATGCGACATATACGCAAACCAGTGATATAGTGACACAGATTGATGCTCTCACGAATTGGAGTGCAACACTGGTCAGTGATGTCAGCTCCGACACATTGTATCAATACACGGCCAAAGAGGCGGTTGGGGCAACCAATTACCTCTACGGGGACGGACTCGACATCATGTTAGCCACGGCAACAGCAGTATCCATACTGACAGGGTATTCGGTCACGGTAGATGATATGCTGGTCGTTACCACGGCAGACGGCACACTATCGGCAGGCGAATCAGGGGTACAGATACTTTCCGAGGTGCAGACCACAGGATTACTCGGAAATCTTGCAATAAATGCCATTGATACCGTCAATGGTAAGGGATACATCAACTCGGTCCTTGCGGGGGTAGAACATGTCATAAATGACGGGGCCTTCTCGGGTGGTGCTACTGCCGAAACGGACGACGAAAGGAAGATCCGGTTCTCAGAGTCAGTGAGCTCTCTGAATGCAGGGACTAAAAACGGCATTATTTCGGCAATTAGGGCGATTAGCGGGATCAGATCCGTCGGGATGAGGACCAGTTATCCTTTCAGGGGCACGAATGCTATTGTAGTTGATAATGGGTCGGGTGCCTTGAGTGCGGCCTTGGTTACTTCCATTGAAAAGGTTCTTTACGGGGACCCGAACGATTTAGCAAATTACCCTGGAAAGAATGCCGAGGGCATTGGATACACGATAATTGCACCGACGATTGTGGATACCTCGATTTCAATCACGGCATATCGGCTACAGAATGTAAATGTTGACTTGACTGAGATTCAGATGGATGTTCAAACTGCAATCGAGCAATATGTAAACACGAGGCCCCTGGGTGGGGACGTTGTTTTGAGTGAGGTTGTCCGTGTGGGAAAAAATGCGAATGCGGCCTGTTATGACTTTCGAGTCACGAGTCCAGCGAATAACGTGACAATTATCGAGAATGAATTTTCTAAAACTGGAGCTGGAACGACGGGAGTTATAACAGTGACCATGGCAATAGTGACCTCGATATGAACATTATTTCAACATTAAATGATAATTTATCCGCTATATTCGACATAGATGATGACCCTCTCTACAAGAGTCTTATTTGTGATCAGGACGGGACAATACCGACTACGATCACGAAACCGACGGATATTGATATCGGAGCAATTGCCAGTCAAATAGAATATTTGAGGCGGTTGTCCATCGACCTTATCACTCAAATGAGAGTGGATTTAGCTGAAGGCGATTTCCTGGAATATACTCTTGAGGAGTTTTTCGCGTCATTGAGGGCTGAGAGTGAGACCGATGCTGCATGGGTGCAGAGGACCATTGACTTAGTGCTACAGCCAAAGGTTTCATGGGCTTCACTGATTATCGCATTGAGGCCCTACTCGTCGGTCGAGCCGGTCATACAACGGAATGTTACGCAAAGTGCCTTTGCTGATTTTTCCTATGCGGACATCTATGTAGCTGATGAAGTTATCTTCGGCGGGGAGACAGTCTTTGTACTGCCAGCGATTGCAGAAGAGGATCAATCATCATATTTCTCAATCAAGGTTATTTTGTGGGACACCCTGTCGTCTGATTATTATAACGTCACGAATCTTTTGGATGCAATCATAGCAGCCGGAATATCATATACTGTCCAGATCAATTATACATAATGGGAATGGTTTCTAAATGAGAGATATACGATACATGAATTTTGTCTCCGGTCAGAAGATCGAGAATGACGAGGTTATGAAACGACTCGGGGAACTTTGTTATCGTAACATCGGGAATCTCATGAGGATTTCATTATTCGACTCGGGCAAGGCTATTATCACGGGGGATGGACTCAGGGTCGAGACATCTTCAGGGATGACAATCAACGTCCCTTCAGGTCTCACGGCACAGAGGACCGAGGACATGGCGATTTTGCCTTGTATTCAGACCGAGGCCCAGACAATTACCCTTGATGCGGCTTCTGGGTTCTCCAGAATCGATACCATTGAGGCTCAGGTAAAGACGGTTACGGACAAGAATGATACTGCCCAGGTGGCCGTGGTTTCTGGTGGGTCCTCGGTTGTAATAACAAATACTGCGATAAAAAGAGATGTAAAATATTATTTAGCGGTCCAGAAAAAGACCGGAGTAACAGCATTGACCGCCGCAACAGCAGCAACAGTCACGGGGACGGCTGATTTATCGTCTCCAATAAACCTCTCTGCAAAGTACCTCCTAAATATCGCAGACGGCGAAGATGGATCTTTTATAGAGGTAGATTGTAGGGGTGCTACTCCATCGGCAACAACAAGAGCTGAAATAATTTCAGCGTTAAATGCAGCATTAGGCAGGGTCGCTACGAGTGCCAGTACGGACTATATTAAATATACTGGCGAAAATGTTGGAGTATCAAGCTATTTCAAGTTCAGGAATCCTTCAACAGATCCGGACATTGATGCCCTGGCCTTGATTTTTGGGCTCGCGGATGGCGGTCTCTATAAATATGAATATAGAGGAGTGGACGGATGGTTCAAACTTGCTGAAATAGATGTCGGAGCTGCCACGGCGGTCGTCACATCGGGATTGATCAGGAATGTAAACGAAAAGGATACCTGGGCAAATAGTGACGGGGATGATGTCATTGTAAGAAATCCATCGTCACAGGAACCATTAGAAATTTCAGATACAACCGATTCTACATCCAAGGATACAGGGTCAATTGTAACTGAGGGTGGTATCGGTGTAGAGAAAAGTGTTGTAACAGGCGGTAAAATAACCATAAAAGATACAACCGATTCTGCATCTAAGGATACAGGAGC